CTCCCGAACTCGCCCAACGGCTGCTTCGAAAGCTGGTCCTCCCTCTACATTCGAAAGATTATTTTTTATTTGTGTCACATTGCTGTCCACCTGAAGAGCATTGGTTTCAAGACGGAGCTTCTTGACTTCTTCAGAGATGATATTTTTGAGTTGTTGTGATGTGAGTTTCATGGGCTTTAATTATATCTCAATCATTCACCATTACAAGAAATTTGATATACGGAATTAGGCATCCCATATATCTGAACTACGCCAGCTTGCTTAGCGACCTGCTCCTGTGTCAATCCACTCTCTTTGTCTGCCCTAAACTTAAATCTATTATACCTCTTGTGATAATCAGTCCACCAAAACCTCGGATCTCTTCCCTCTTCGACTAATCTCCACCCAGCGGCAGAGTACCCAGACCCTGAACCAACTCTAGAATCAACGTACGTGATCATGTTCTTCACCCCCAAATCTACCGCATGGTTCACCGCCGCAGAAGTCAACCTCCCTAACCATCCACGGACCGAATATCCCACCTTCGTGCAACACCTGCCGAGCTCTAGATAATTCTCGTACTTTTTGTGAAAGGGTTTACGCAAAGATATTCCTGCGAATATTTCTGAGGTCACTCCGTCAACGAGACCAATGTACGCAGATCCCGGAACGTGACCCTCAAGGTGATTTTCGTCAAAAAACTTCTGAGCAGAGTGCGACTCTAACCTGGAAATAACCAACTTCCGGGCGTCTTTGACACCGATGGGTTTCCTCAATCTATGGCGGATCATCCCCTCTACGATTATCCTCTTGTCACGCCACTCGTCCTCGTAGACTGATAACAAGGAGACGCCCTTCTTTCGGCACTCTTCCAGTTTTTTGACGTGATATCTCTCGTCAGAGATGTTGGAAGAAGAGTGCCAATATAAACCGTTGTACTCTAGAGCAAGCGAACAAGACGGGATCCACACGTCCAACTCTCTCGGTGATATCACGCTGCGGTCTGACAGCACAGCGTCAGGGGCGAGAGACCTGACGAACTCGTACACCTCCAGTTGCCCTTTTGATTCTTTCGGAGAACAACTGAAACACACTGGAGATTCTTCTAACATCGCCAGGCTCTTCTCCTGTGCATGTCCGCATGAGACACACATGAACGTCATACGAGCGACTCGCCGAGCCCTGTAGTCTTCAGAAGAAGAAATAAGTGTGAATTTATCTGAATACTTCTGTATCCTCGCAAGCAATTCTTCTTGCTTCAACCTTCGTCCCGCCTCTGGGCCTTCATACCTCAGAGAGATTTTCTCAGCGATGGACGCGATCTTTTCGCTTGTTTCTTTCGTCAAACCTTTGTTCCAAACTGCAGAACCGTGAATCGTGAACCGCTCTATCTGAGACTTTGAGATCTTTAATGCGGCTTCTTTGGCCTTTTTTGGATCATTGACCCGCCAGTCCTGTATTAGACCCGTCACGGAACCCTGCTGAAGAGCTGCAGAGATCTTTTCACTAGATTCTTTTACCTTGGTTGAGCTCTCTTTTGTGAGCCCCTTGTTCCACACAGAGTATCTTCCTTCAGAAAATCCCGATTTTCTCTTCTCTGCCATCTCTGCTTGACGGTCTGGATTTTTGTAGACAGAATCTACTCTGGCGTTGTGACCACGAGCGTACTTCGAAAGGAACCCTTTCTTCCAGCCGCTCCACTTTAAGAGAGATTCACAATCGTCTGAACAGCTGCATCGAGGATGTATTCCCCTGCAATTGACCTCTAGATACAACGCAAGATGATCAGAAATATCATGCACAGCGCTCAAGTGCTGAATAAACCCCTGCTCTTGCCCAAAATCTTCTTGACAATTCGGGCAACAAATACGATCATAGGCCATGGCATGATTATACCACAGCCCATGAAGTTGTAATACCCAGTGGGTACAATGATTGAATCAGAACTGAAGAACGCAGTTGTCAAATCGGAGCTGAAGAGAAATTTCCATTGGACCGCCGTCTTCGTAGGTGACTTCACCAAAGTTTGCTTCGGTGATAAATGCACCCTTGATATCCCAAAGCTCGACGACTGTGCCGACTGGATCCAGCATCTTGAGCTGAATGTCGCGCTTGTAGAAGTCAGCGTATCCGCTGCGTCCTGAAACTGACTCAAAGTGCGTGCGGACCCACTCCATGACCTGCTGAGCACCCGATGGTGCGATGGGGTCGTGAAGGGTGACTGCGATTGTTCCGAAAGTCGTCTTGCCGGCGAGGTAGCGGCGAGAGTTGATGAACGGAACCTCGACCTCTTCGGTCGTGATTGTGGGGCGTGCCGAGGTCTTGATGATGTAGGCATCGATGCCTTCGATCATGAGGACCCAGCGGTTCTTGCGCTTTGGCTCGAACTTGTTTGGAATCATCGATGTAACGTCAAGTGTCTCTGCGGCCATTTTTTATTCTCCTGTACCTTTGTAAGTATTCAATCGATCGTAAAATTTGGAAGAATTTACCTTTGTTTTTGAACCGATTCTTCCTTCGGTTTTCTCCGGAGCATCCAAACATTGGTGTCCGGTAGATGATCTGTATACCCGTACTTAATTACTTAATATGTCGTTGGTTTTCTTATAATAATATTTTTGTGCAATTATCTGATGTCACTTCATGTCACTTAGGACCGCTGACAGTCTTTGCCGCTCCGCCTGATGCTCTAATCGATGCTGCAATATCCGATGAGCTGAGGCCTAGGGGAGAATTAAGAAGAGCATAATAAAGCTTTGTTTCTGGTGCGCTTGGAGAAGGAAGCTTTCCTTGTTGGATCAGTTTATTGTACCAGTCCCAAAGTGCGTGAACATCTTCTACTTCAACATTGTTTTCTTCTGCAAATTGTGCAATCAAAGACACGGGATCTCGCGCTTCCGAGAGACGCTTTCTTGTGCTGATGCCCTTCTTTGCAAGAGCAACTTCTTCCTTGATTATTTGCCTAAGCTGACTTATGTTTATCTTCATCGCGCCGCCTGTTTGTCGTGAGCCCCTTCACGAAGTTTTGAATTTCACGAAGGAGCTCACAACATTATTTCAGATTACCTGCTGGAGGTTGTTCGCAACCACGAAGTCGAGCGAGACGAACTCGATGCTCTTGGTCGGCTGAACAAAGATCTTGCCTCGGACCGTGTTGTTCTCGACGTCAGCCTGGGTAGTCGTTGAAGAGTCAATGACAACCTTGAATCTTTCGAGACCAGCGAGGGCCTGAATCCTCTGAAGACGTGGTGTGACTGCTGCTGAGAATCTTGCAAGAGTTGCTTCACGGTTGGGTTCGAAGATAATCGTCTGAGCAATCTCTCGAACCTGACGCCTGATCTCAATGAGAAGTCGACGAACGTTGACTCTGTCGAGAGCCGACGCAGCCTGCTGAAGCGTTTTCTGTCCCCAAACAACAAGACCAGCTTTTGGATTTGTTCCTGATCCTGGAGCTCCGAGGAACGCAATGAGAGGATTAATTCTCTCGTTGTACAGAGTGTCAAGATCTTCTTCCTTGAGCTTCGTTCTTGCCTCTTGTGCCACCTGTGGGAGAGCACCTCTTGTGAAACCGGCTGGTGCAAACCATGGGTGACCAACGGCGTCATTCAGAGCTAGAGCACCAAGAACCAAGACGGATGGTGGAACAAAAACATTGTTTCCATCTGGAGCTGAGTAGAGAACGTCCGGGAAGTAAGCGGCCGAGAACGAAGAATCAATTCCTCTGTCTCTAAAGCTTGTGATTGTGTTAGACACTGAGACTATCTGGTCGTCTCTTCGAACCTCATTTGCTGCTTCAACTCCGTCTTCAGTGAACTGCTCGATATCCATGATGTACAGAGCATCGAATCTATCTTGTGTTGCAACTGACGCATAGTCAGAGACCACTGGGTGACGAATTCCAGGGATTGCGAGGAGCTGAATGTCTAGGTTCGTTGTGTTCCTCATGATGTCGATCGCCTTGGTGTAAGCCTTGACGTTCGGGCCATTATTGAGCAATCTTCCGCTAGTGAAAACCATGTCGTCGCTGACTGCAGTATTTGTTAGCTTGGCCTCGTCTTCATTGAAGATGTTAACACCATCAAAACCACCCTGCATTAAGAATGTAAACTTGGCATAAGTTCTGTTTACAGTCTCTTTGAGGTCCTTAACCTGGAATGCTCTAGTTCCACTGTTTGTGTCGCCAATCACACCATCTCTAACGTAGACTGCATCCTTCCACTTTGTCACATCCGCTGTAGCACTGTCTCCGGATCCGGTGACAACCTGAATGTGCTCAAGGCTGAAAAGATTGTTGCAGAATCTATCTGAGTCAATGATGCCATTTGCAGCCGTGTCGGCAGCTCCTGCATTGTCTCCAACTGCAAACTTCTGCACTGTTGTAGAAAATCCTGGGAAGTATTTGGCAAAGCTATTCATGGAGCTGTTCTTTAGAACAGAACCATTTGGAGTTGACACGTTCTCAACGTGCTCAAATTGAGCTCCCCAATAGTATTTGTTGTTTGGAGACTCAGACAGACCACCGATCACATCATCGGTGACCTTAATTCTCATGGGAAGAGGTGGAACCTTTGACTTCTGGAGCGTGTCCGCGCTAACACATCCACCATTTAGGTAGTTGGGTGTAGCAACATTGATTGAATTGAATATTGCGGACCCGGATGTCACTAAGTGATCAATTCCTCTGAATCCCATCGGAAGAGCCGATGGATCAACAAATCCATTAGCAACATCTGGGTGAACTTCAACTCTAACGTAGTAGGACTTGTTCGAGTAGTTTCCATCTATGACTATCTTTTGCTCTTCTTCGTCGCGGTCGAAGTCATAGTACGGATTGAGGTCACCAACAATTTTTCCGATGTACCTGTTAGAGAACGGATTTAAGTCAACAGTGAACACCTCACCGTTGTTCATTAGGCTGACAGTAGAATCTCTGTCAGACCACTTTCTGATCTTGATTGTAAATGACCCATACTTGTTAGATGGATCTGACGACGGAGTAATATTTTCAACAGATATTTTGTAGAGGTCGGAAACATTTGCGCCCGCGTCGAGAGCGTGGAATCTAAAGAGATTAGCAGGCTTTCCACCGAACTTTTGTGAAACAACCCAGGGAGACTTTGCGTGGCTAAATCTGTCTTCAAAATTCTCAAAGTTCGGAACCGTCGTTGTTCCCGTGTTTCTTGCCTGCGAAGAAGTGAGAATAAATGCTCCGGTTTCAACTCCAGATTTTCCGTACACTGCAGAACCAACTGCTGAACCATATGCTGAATTGAGAAGACCAGAACCAGTGAGAGTGGCAAGAGACGAATGAACATCCCAATGAGCGTAGAGGTAGTGGCCGGTCTCTTGTAATTTATATGGGTCCTTATTCAAAATATTTGCAAAGTAAGAATCTGATGAAACGTCAAAAGACGCAGTCACATAGTTCGGATACTTTGGATCAGTTCCTTTTAGACCATTAAGCAAGAGAACGAACTCTTGCTTGAGGACTGAATTGTCGTTCAAAACAACGGTTCCAAAAGTAGACCCGCTGACGCCAGGAAGAGCAGTTGTAGAACCCAACTGAGTAGACGAAGGAGCCGAGCTGTCCTGACCAGCAAGAGATGAAGACAGGGTCAACAAAACGCCAGAGGCAGCCATAAGAACTCCTCTGATAATTGGAACAGACGTGCCATTCGACTGAATATCTGCGTCCGAAAAGAACGTAGACCCGGCAGACTCAGACATGAAACAACCTAAGAAGTAAGTTCTTCCAGGCTCTCCGCCCAAATTTGCGTATGGATTAGGAGCAATCTGCCCCTCAGAGCCACTGGGCTGCTCTTCGCCGACAACAAAACCAGCATTTGTTACTGATCCAGGATATACTCCCGCTGCATCCTGCCTCGACAGGCCGTCACCTACACCCAAAACTCTGAGGTAAGTGACTGCCTGAGCATTTCTAAGCCACTCGTAAACAGCAATAGGACCAAAGTACTTGCTGCTGACTTGTCCAAATTTTTCTTCAAAATCTGACCTGTTACCCATGGTGACTGGCACGAATGCCGGTCCCTTAGGTGCAGTTCCAATCACGCCAGCGGGAGTACCCACTGGCTGAAAAGAAACTTTTCCTGAGATGTCTATCTCGTTAGCTGTTACTCCTGCTGCGCCTAATTTTAGCTGTGCCATTTATGACTCCCGATCTACATGCTAACTATTCTGTTACTTTCAAATTTCTCAAACGAACTGCACACCAGCGTTGGTTACAATGAAGTCGATCGCAATATATTCAATCGCCCTTGTTGGAACCACAACGATTCGACCATTCAATTTGTTGAGATCGATGTCGTCCTGAGTGTTGTTCGTCTCGTTCATCACAACTTGGAAACCTTCAACACCCGCCTGCGTCTGAATGAGTGAGAGCTGGAACACAGCCTCTGATACGAATCTATTTCGAACTGCCGGTGTGTTCTGCTCAAACACGATCTTTTGAGCAATTCCAATGATAATTCTCTTCACTTCAAGAAGCAATCTTCTGACATTGACTCTATCTAGAGCCGACTTGCTGATCTGAAGCGTCTTTTGTCCATAGATCACATACCCAAGACGTGGGAATGTTGCAATTGGATTAATTCTTGAATCATACAGCTTGTCTCTGTCGCCCACATTTAGTCTGACTCCCACATTTGTAACAAAGTCGAGAGCTGCTCTATTGAATCCGGCAGGTGCAAACCAAGGATATGAGACTCTATCGTTAAATCCTAGAGCTCCAAGGGCAGCAACTGAAGCCGGAACTTTTACTCTTCTCGCGTTTGTTGTGTCATCAACATAAACGTCAGGGAAGTAAGTTGTGGCGTAATTGTTGTCTATTGTTCTTGCATCAAAGGCATTAACAGTCTCTTTAATGTTGGGCTTACTCGTGGAGTCATCATACATTCTGTCTCCACTGTCATCATATGCAGGAATATCCATCAAGTGAAGTGCCAGACCGTAATCTCTAACTCGCTTAGAGGTCTGATCCATAATGTATGGCTCACGAACACCAGGCAATGTAAGAATATTGACACCTGCTGCATATGGGTCAGTCATAATCTTGACTGCAGCCATGTAAGAAGCAACGCCGTTATTGTCGGTTCCAACTCCCGATGGATTTGAAGTGAATCCGTCCGGAATAAACGTCGAAGATGCTCCTCCTGGATAATCAAAAGAAACCGACTTGTCATTCATTCTTCTAGCGTCTTTATTCAGCATGTTGACGCCATCAAATCCTCCATACATGAATGTTGTAAACTTCGTATATGGTGAGAATCTGTTGAATGAAGAGGGTGTGCTCTGTGCCAAAAGTGTAGCAAAAGTTACTCTTGAATTTGTGCCATCAGACACTTTGTAAGTTGTTGCATCAGGAGCACCATTTCTAATATATGCTGCTTCTTTCATGTGCAATGACGTAGAGCCTGTAACGTCTGTCACTGATGTGTTCGAGAATGCCACTCTAGCTAGAGTGAATTTGTTGTTATTGAACAAATCGGCAGCAGACCCTGTGTGAAGTGCGTCAAGTTTTTCAATTCCCATAAATGAAGTCATTGAGCCAAGAAGTGAATTCTTTTCATTGACCACATTTGAATTTAAAACTTCGTCATCTTTGCTTGACGCATTTCTCTCAAATTTGACACCCCAATACAAAGTCGACAGCGTAACTTCTTTTGGTCCAGGATCTCCTGGGAACGAAGAACCGGCTGACTTCACTTCTCCGCGAGTAACCTTGTATCTAAATGGAATTGGAGGCAAAACTGACCCAGTAAGCTCTGGTACGAGTGTGAGTACACCACCCAATCTACTAGATCCTGCACTAAGAACATCTGAAGTTGAAAGATTATCATTTGTCTTGAGAACAGAAGGCCCTCTAAATCCAAAGGGAAGTGAATTTACAGGTACTAACTTTCTTTCTACTGCATCAGACATAACAACTCTGACGTACTTTGAAAGATTGGGATAAGTTCCTGTCGCAACAATTCTTCTCTCGCGAGGATCGGATGCATCAAAGTGGAAAAATACCTTTCTATCTCCCACAAGCTTTCCGATGTAATTGGAAGAATCTGGATCAAGATTGCAGTTGTTGAACTGTTCAATAATTTCAGGATTTACGTCAGTGTCTCCCCAGTTCCTAATTTGCAGATTGAAAGATCCGTACTTGTTTGAATCGTCCGGGGAAGCCTTTACGTTTGATATTGAAATTTTGTAGAGCTTGTTGGCGTGAGCGCCATCATCTATAGATTCAACTCTAAAAAGATCGTACTCGGTTGTACCAAAGGGCTGTGAAATAAACCAAGTAGTCGATGGAGACTTATATCGAGTATTGTAAGACCCAAACGTCTCTCTGAACTCCATTGATGGATCTCCAGAGGCCGCACTAGTGTTGCTAGATCCAGAAAGAACAGCAACATAATTTCCAGAATCAACTAGAGCAACCTGAGCGTCAACTGCAAAGTCGGCAGCTAAATAGTGCTGAGACTCATAGAATTTGTCAGGGTCTGTATTTAAAACCTTAGCAAAGTAATCATCAGAAGTTGGATCAAAAGATGCAGTCAAAATCTTAATACCGGGAATCCCGTCGTCGCTCGAAAAGCTAGTTCCAAGAGATGAAGATATAACAATCTTAAATCTAGGCTTGCTGTTGACGTCTTGAACTTCAGCTTCATCATCAAGAGAATTTACGGATGCTGCCGTAGTGTCTTCTGTTCCGTCTAGAATCATTACTCTAGACTTGTCTGTGGTCATAACAAGACCACGGACCAAGTTGACATTTGATCCATTGAAAGTTGCGTTATCACTAAAAATTGGCATACCGTAAGCTTCATTAGTCTGAACAGTATGCTGAGCGGTTATAAATTGAACCGTCCCATTGTGTCTTACTCCGTCGCCCGCTGAATTTCCTGGAAGAGAAAAGCCAGCATTTTTGACTATCCCTTTGTCGGTTGTGTCACCAATGTCATCAACAGAAGAGTTGGCGCCGGCGCCGAGCACTCTCATGTAAGTGAGTGAAGACCTGTTTTTTAGAAATTCATTTGCCGCATATGGACCAAAATACTTTGGATCCAAATTTCCAAATACTTCAATAAACTCATTGAAGTTTGCTACAGTTACAGGGACAAATGCTGGACCTTTGTTCGTGGGTCCCACTACACCTGCAGGAGTTCCAACAGGCCCTCCCGTCGAGGGTACAGACAAGTCAATTTCTCTCTCGTAAAAATTTGGTGATCTAAAAACTTGCTCAGCCATTACGGTTCTCCTTAAAGATCAGGACCTTTGCTTAGAGCATAAGTATTCTTCTTCAGTACAGAATATTAAATGAATTGAACTTAGTCGATGGGGACAAGCTGAAGAGCGTCAAGATCGGCTGCAGAATACACTGTCTCTCCAGTAGATGCATTTTCATTCACAATTTTTGCATACACGAATTGTCCGCCGCCAACGTCAACTTTTCTATATTTTTGAGCCGACAATCCTCTCGGTAACGAAGAAAGAGCGGGATCGTTGTCATCTACAACATCTATTGAATTTGTCGGCTGAATAACGTTATTTTTCCACCCAGGGCGGCGCTGATCATCTCTTGCATTTGGTTGATTATCAAGAGGAAGCGTTGGGTCGTCGCTTCCTAAAATCAAAGAATTATTGACTTCATTTTTGTTATTTTGATTGTCAGTAGCTGCTCTAGTTGTACCAATTTGAAAATCAATAATAGGAGAAGAAACATACCTCTTGACTACACCAGGAGCCGATGATGCCCAAATATAAGCAGGCACTTTGACTGTAAATTTAATTTTTATGAAACGCTCAGCCGTTGACATGTCGTCAAAATTGGTCTCAGTTTCAAATCTTCCTTCTTCAACAGTTGCAACAAACCAATAACCTTTTTGCGTTGTAATCTTCCACGATTGTGCCTGTGGAAGATAGCTTGAAGTTATTTTTTCTATAATTTGATTCATGTGCTGCATGTACTGCGCCCACACATTGATCTCATAAGTTGCTGTATAAAATTGCGGAGAAGGAACAACTATAGTCTCAAATATGTTATTTTTTCTTGTTGACTGCAAGAGCCCACCGCGTCTCACAAAGTTATTGTTAGAAAGATCTCCTACTTTTCTGTCGACTGTTACGCTGTTTACATCTTGAAGAACAGTATTTGTAGAAATAGCAGCAGTATTCTGGTTTGTGATCATCAATTTATTGATTAGATTTTGATAATCTCTGTCACTAGAATCTAGTCGTCTTCTAACAACTATTTCTCCGGTTTGTTGATTTATACCTCTTCCAGCAATATCTTCGGAATTTGATTGAGCAATCTGAGACCGCATTATTGTGATTAGAGGTAAAATAAGCGTATTATTTCTGTCTCTAATTGGTTTGCCTTTTTTCAAAAGGGCCCATTTTTCTCCTGCGGCAAATATAACTGGTACTTTTTTGTCTCCTGTAGCGTCCGATCCAGAAACTGAAGCTTGAATTTCTTTGTCAAATAATTCGAACAAGGCGACGTCTACGTCCTCAATTCCGCAAGAAGGAATATAGAGGTCGCTTCTAGGTCCCTCGTAACCAGACTTGACACCTGGTACGTTATAATTCATCAAATCTTTTGACGTGAACCTAGTAGTCATAGTTGTCAATCCTCATCATAAAAAGCATTTCCAGCTCCAGTAGAATCTCCCGCCTGAGAAACTTCTCTTTGACCAGACAATGGATCATCCAAGACACCATTTTTTCTAAGATCTCTCACGTCTCCATTTGGATTATTGGGGTCATTATCAATCCCTCTCTGCTGCACAAATGTGTCTTGAACAGCATCAGCATCTGTGTACTGAATATCAGTTGGGCCAATAACTTGAGCATCAAAGAGACCTTGACGGGCCTTTATACCTTGTATTCGAACGCCATCTTTGTGCTCAGGCATACCATAGATGTTACGCATGAATGACCTCTCAGTGATCTCATAAAAAATATCTGAAAAAGAAAAGAAGTCGCCAATGTTGACGCTAATTCCTTTTTCGACAAGATCCCTGTACTGTATATACACTTCTATCTTATACTGAGCATCAATACCGAATTTGTCAACTTTTGTGTCAGTTTGAAATTCATTATTTACAAGAGCGTCAATGATTATCGGATTATCAAACACTTTCTTCAAAGCTTCGTTGTAAACACCGTGAGTTTTTGTTTTGATCTCAGAAATAGGGAAATACACAATTTTCTGCCCAATAACGTCTTTAACTACCTCTTTTGTGATATCTGAAATGAAGTTTAGCTCTCGAACTCCTAAAAATAATCGGGCCATAGTCTACGCTCCTGTGTTTTCAAACATTTTATTAGTTACATCTTCGAACGAGTCGCATCCTAGGTCAACCAATTTCGCAAATACTGAATCAAATTTTTCTACATTCTTTTCAAAATAAAAATTGTACGGCAACATGTTGTTACCCTATGCTGATAGCATGTCCCTTTGGCATTGGTATGAATTTCAACTGTTTGTTAAGGTTCTCGGCAGCAAGAGCGTCATTCTCAAGAAGCTTTTGATGGGTTAAATTTGCCAAAAACTCCTTCATCTGAGTGACAAGTTTTTCTTTGTCTTCTCTCCCTTGTGAGACTAATGCCTCACCATTCAGTTGCAAGTCGGCATTTGGAATGGGAATATTTTGAAATTTTGAACGAATTAATCCAAGTAATTCTCTGCACAATGCGAGAGTATACTGTCTGATCCACTGTCTTCCAGGTTGATTAATGGACGAAAAGGGAATATTGCCTAACGGAAAGTTGTTTGGCCCAGACACTCCGTAAACAGAATCATCTTTGTAGCTGGATGGGTTATAAGGATCGTGCGGAGGCATGACCTTGATAAAAAGTTTTCCAGTCTGCAAGTCGGTAGTGGGGATAGGATATATTCGTAATTTTGATCCTAATACTTCGTAACTATAATTAGATCGCCTTACCCTGAAGGCCGACTCAAGCATTCCGCGCCTCAAAACATCTTCAAAGATAGGCAAGACGTAAAAGACGGTGGAATTGACGTAAGACTCATAGTTGAAGTTTGTGGCAAGAAAGTTCGTAATATTCGAAGCATTGAGCAAAAATGTCTGAGCAGCCAAAGGCTCAAAATGAAAAATTTCTACAATCTTTAATTTACCTTTAGAGCCCGAAGGCAAAGCATTATAGACGGAGCTACCCGACACAAGGTCTTTAAGGTCCTCATAAATGTCATAATCCTGCCGTCCATTAATTAGATCTACGTACCCAAGAGTTGCATTGTATGATCCCCCGACAAAAGCTTCAGACGCATAGGGGTCAGCCTTTCTGAGCAAAAACTCTAAAGACTGTCTCGAATATTTGTTTGTAAAATCAGCTGATCCGGTAGAAAGACCAAGAACATTCGTCATCTCAGACACTATTTTTGTTTCGTGAATAAGCCTGCTATACTCACAACAAGCCTCTTCAAAGCATGACCAAATTTCTTTCTTTGTTAGCTCGACAGAAAGAACATCGTCTCCCATCTTCCGCTTAACAAATGTCACCATAGAGTCTGCTTCAGTCTGAAAAGATGAGTCAGAATCAAAAAAGGCAAAAGGAGTGGGATTTAAAGTGTCTGTGAAGTTGGGCATAAGCCTCCTCCAGAACTATAAATATCTTAAAATTATTTTTGTTTGAATCTCTCGATAGAGCGAGCAAAGTCTTCGCTCTCTACAAATTTGTGAGAATTCGAATTTTTGTCCCAGGTCACAACAGTCATATTTTTGTTTGGCACAAGTATGAAAGGAACTGGTTCTGAAAGTTTGTCTCTTTTCTGTATGACAAAAACGCAACTATTAATAAAGTCGCCATAGTCATTTTGCAAAAAATTGAAGAGCTGAGGCCATCCTTTTTTAATAATTTCCGGATTAGACTTTCTCATGCCGTAGTGATAGACGCCCACTACTTCTTTTACAAATTCTTTAACCACATCTTCTTCGTCTTCGCTCAGTGGATCATCGCTTAGACACATCAATTTTGACCTTGATGATGGTGGCTTGTTTCCGTAAATGGGCATCAATCAATTACTTTCTCTTTACGGTGTTCATTAGTTTTTTTGCAAACTCTTGCAAATCATCATCTACATTTTCTGAATTTTTTGAGAACTTTTCTCTCAAAGTTGAACTATGAGGCTTTTGATTTGATTCTTGAACTCTCTGCTCAACCTTCTTGACTGGAGTGGTGTTTGGTGAAGCAATTACGGCAGGCTTTGCTTCAGAAACTTGAGGTGTTCTCTTTGGTTGAGT